CAATGGTAATGTGTCAGGCTTATTAATATACAACAGAGCTTTAACAGAACAAGAAATTCTCCAAAATTATAACGCTACAAGAAAGAGATTTGAATTGTAATGGCTGTAGGATATAACCCAAGCATTCTATCAGATGGATTAGTGTTTTTTCTTGATGCTGCTAATACAAGAAGTTATTCAGGATCTGGTGTAACTGCTAATGGACTTGTTGGCGGTATCAATGGAAGTCTTGTAAACGGAACAGGTTTTACATCTTCAAATAATGGTTGTTTTGTTTTTGATGGTTCTAATGATTATATCAATGTACCTTCGATCACATCAATCAGTGGAGATTTTTCTGTATTAATTTGGTTCAAAACTGCTACTACTAATCCTACCTTTACAAGATTGTTGGACTTTGATTATATTAATGGATTTTGGTTAGGTAATAGCAGTTCAGCAACATCTTGGGGTGGTGGAATTAGAGAATCTGGTGCGCCTTACGGGATATTTATACCATTTACAGATAATGAATGGCATTTTTTAGTTTCAGTAAGAAGTAACACAACACATTATATTTACAGAGATGGAATTGCAAACTTCACATCAAATACTGTTTCAAGTAATTCACTAAGTAATAGCACTCTTGTAATTGGATCTACTGGCTCAGGTTTTAATTTTAACGGCAATATATCTCAAGTGCAAATCTACAACCGAGCCCTCACACAACAAGAAATATTGCAAAATTTCAATGCTACAAGATTTAGATATGGAATATAAGAAATATTTTATAACATAGATGCAGAATAATAAAATAGTTCCCCCCAATTTGAGATATTAATGGCACTTGACTTTCCTACATCACCCTCGACAAACCAGATTTTTACATCTAATGGAAAAACCTGGAAGTATGATGGCACTGCATGGAGAACGCTTAATGTAACAGGAATTACAGGTGGCGGTACTGGTCTCACTAGTATAAATGCCGGTAATTCTTTCCTATCATCAAATTCTGCCGGAACAGCATTAACATATAGATCATTATTAGCTGGTTCTGGTGTTACATTATCAATTGATGCAAATTCTGTCACTATAGAGTCTTCAGGTTCAGGATTTGTAACAGGCACAGGTACATCTGCATACGTTCCCTTATGGACTGATGGTGGAACTACCCTTACAGACTCTATTATGCAACAAAATGGTTCCATAATAATTGTAAATGGATCCATCAAAGCTCAAACCAAAAGCTTTAAAATTCAACACCCTTTAAAACCTGACATGTATCTTGAACATGGATCTCTTGAAGGCCCAGAACATGGAATTTATCAAAGAGGTAGAGCTTCTGGTTATGATCAGGTTATTGTTGAATTACCTGACTATTTTCATGCACTTTCTGAAAATGAAATTTCAGTTCTAATTACTCCAAGAATAAATGCTAACTTGTATGTTTCTGGGAGTAATTCTTATTCTTTTAAAGTGAAAAGGATAAACAGGCGCTTCTTACGTAAAGAATATATTGAATTTGATTATTTTGTAATAGGAGAGCGGACAGATATTAAGCTTTCTATTGAACAGCCAAAACCGTAGTGGAGAATTATTATGCCAGAAAATAATAAAGACAATCAGCCGTTAGACTTTGCAGAAAAGGTCTTACAAACCCTAAAAAGAACTTCTCGTGCGGTTGACTTAAATGAACCAATTGCTTCTTCCGTAAATAGAGATTTTACTGCTTATGGTGCACAAGAAGCAGGTGACCCAGGCCCAGGATCCGGTGGTAATAAAGACATCGTTATCATTCCTGGGTTTGGTGGTGCTGCAGCTTCTTCAACCTCTCAAGTAAACTTTTATTGGAGTGCTCCTGCTGTTCCAGACTCTACTGGTATTGATAACAATGTCAGAGCTACAATATATAACTATGCAATTTCTGCAACAAGACCAACTCTTGTAATTGGTGGTTATGATGGTACAAATCAATACAAACCAATTGCAAACTATGGTACTGGTACTGGTATTACTGCAAAAATTTGGTTCCATCCATTTTTAGGTAGAATTGATGCTGACCAGTTTGGATTTAACACATTAGCAGCTACTGGCGTTTCCACAGCAACAGGTATTCTTACATGGGATACAACACAAAATAAAATTAGAGTTGGTGTAGCTGGCATTGCTAAAACTCTTGCATATACAGATGACATTTCTCCATTCTCAGGATCAGCTACAACTGCAAGTAATTTAAATTTAGCAACTTCTGCAACTCAAACATCAAGCCACTACTTGACAATGTCAGCATCACAAACAGCAACTGGAGTTGCTGGTGCTGCAATTTCAACTGTTTCTACAGTCTTTGTAGTTCCAAATACTGGAGTCGTAAATGCTACTGGTTTCTCTGGTAATGTAACAGGTACCGTATCTGGTAATTTAACTGGAAATGTATCGGGTTCAATTACAGGTAACCATTCAGGTAATGTTACAGGTAACGTATCAGGTAATCTTACTGGTGGTGTATCAGGTAATGTGACTGGAAACGTAACAGGTACTGTTTCAGGTAACGTGACTGGAAACGTTTCAGGTAACCTAACAGGAAATGTATCAGGTAATGTTACAGGCGGTGTATCTGGAAATGTTACAGGTAATGTATCAGGCAACCTTACAGGAAACGTATCAGGTAACCTTACAGGTAATGTTACCGGAATTGCAACTACTGCTAGTGGTGTTACACAGCTCCTTGCCACAACTTCTTCTGAGAACTTTGTTACCTTTAGCCCTTTCGGAACAAGCTTAGTTGGTGCAGGAGTATCAGTAGCAACTTCATTCAAATTTGTTCCTAGCTCTGGAGTTGTAATAGCTACCGGATTCTCTGGAAATGTCACTGGGACTGTTTCAGGTAATGTCACCGGTAATGTATCGGGTTCAATTACAGGTAACCATTCAGGTAACGTAACTGGTAACGTATCAGGCAATGTTACTGGTGGTGTTTCAGGTAATGTAACTGGAAACGTGACTGGAACTGTTTCAGGTAACGTAACTGGTAATGTATCAGGTAACATAACAGGTGGTGTTTCTGGAAATGTTACTGGAAATGTAACGGGTACAGTTTCAGGTAACGTAACAGGGAATGTATCAGGTAACCTTACAGGAAATGTATCAGGTAACCTTACAGGAAACGTTTCTGGAAATGTTACAGGTAATGTTTCTGGAATTGCCACTACTGCCAGTGGTGTTACACAACTTCTTTCATTAACTTCTGCAGAGAACTTTGTTACCTTTAGTCCTTATGGAACTAGTTTAGTAGGATCAGGAGTATCTGTAGCAACAGCATTCAAATTTGTCCCAAGTTCTGGAGTGGTAATAGCCACTGGATTCTCTGGAAATGTTACTGGAACTGTATCTGGTAATGTAACAGGCAATGTATCGGGTTCAATTACAGGTAACCATTCAGGTAATGTTACAGGTAATGTATCAGGTAACCTTACTGGTGGTGTTTCAGGTAATGTAACAGGCAACGTAACAGGAACTGTATCCGGTAACGTAACAGGTAATGTTTCAGGCAACCTTACAGGTAATGTTTCAGGCAATGTAACAGGAAATGTTTCTGGCAATCTTACTGGTAACGTTACTGGATTTGCCACTACCTCACAACATGTTAACGTTGTAGCAGCAGATACTGCAACAGGTAACCATTTCCTCCCATTTGTCAGAGCTCAAGCTGGTTCAGGTCTTGCGTTATCAACAGACAACACTTTGTATTATGACCCTACAGGCAATATCTTATATTCAACAAACTTTAATGGAGCATTCACTGGTACAATTTCAGGTATAGCAACCACAGCAGCTAACATGGTTGTAAATAATGCTGCAGAAAGTACTACCCATTACATCTTGATGTCTCCTACCCCTACAGGTGCTGGAGTTGCAGTTTCTTCTGATGCCACATTTACTATCAATCCTAGTACAAATGCTTTGTCAATGGGTACTGGTAATATAACTGTAAACTCTGTTACCGTAGGAAGCGCTGCGAGAACAGTTTCAACATCTACTGGCAACCTTATATTAGATTCAAGTGGTGGTCAAGTTGATATTGCTGATAACGTAGTTATTACAGGAAACTTAACTGTTCAAGGAACAACACTTACAGTTGACTCAACTGTTTCTACAATTGTTGATCCTGTTATTGTGGTTGGATCAGGCGTTGGAGGGACACACTCTACAGCTGATAATAACCAAGATAGAGGTATTGAATTTAGATGGTCCAATGCTGGTACTGCTACTACTGGATTCTTTGGATTCTCTGACACTGATGGTAGATTCAAATTTATCCCAAATGCAACAACTGTAGCTGGTTCTAACGTTTATACTGGAACAGTTGGGACAATAAATTCTAGTATATCAGGTAACGTCACAGGAACTGTATCCGGTAATGTTACTGGAAATGTTTCAGGAAGCGTAACTGGTAACGTATCAGGAAACCTTACAGGTAACGTTTCTGGAAATGTCACTGGTGGTGTTTCAGGTAATGTTACTGGAAATGTTACAGGCACCGTTTCTGGCAATGTAACTGGCAACGTATCAGGAAACCTTACAGGAAACGTATCAGGTAATGTTACGGGCGGTGTATCTGGAAATGTAACTGGAAACATAACAGGAACTGTTTCAGGTAACGTAACTGGTAATGTATCAGGTAACCTAACAGGTGGTGTATCAGGAAATGTTACTGGTAATATCACAGGAACTGTATCAGGCAACGTAACTGGTAACGTATCAGGTAATCTAACTGGTAACGTATCAGGTAACCTTACAGGTAACGTTTCTGGAAATGTAACAGGTAATGTTACTGGAATTGCAACTACTGCTAGTGGCGTTACACAGCTCCTTGCTACAACTTCTTCTGAGAACTTTGTTACCTTTAGCCCTTTTGGAACTAGTTTAGTAGGAGCTGGAGTATCTGTTGCAACAGCGTTCAAATTTGTTCCTAGTTCTGGAGTTGTAATAGCTACTGGATTCTCTGGTAATGTGACTGGAACTGTTTCAGGAAACGTAACTGGTAATGTATCGGGTTCAATTACAGGTAACCATTCAGGTAATGTGACAGGTAATGTTTCAGGAAATGTCACAGGTGGTGTATCAGGTAATGTGACTGGAAACGTGACTGGAACTGTTTCAGGAAATGTAACTGGAAATGTTTCAGGAAACCTTACAGGTGGTGTATCAGGTAACGTAACTGGAAATGTAACAGGAACTGTTTCAGGAAATGTAACAGGTAACGTTTCAGGAAACCTTACAGGTGGTGTATCAGGTAACCTTACAGGAAATGTTTCTGGAAATGTAACTGGAAACGTAACAGGAATTGCTACCACTGCTAGTGGCGTTACACAAATTCTTGCTACTACTTCCTCTGAAAACTTTGTTACCTTTAGTCCTTTTGGAACTAGCTTAGTAGGAGCAGGAGTATCTGTTGCAACAGCGTTCAAATTTGTTCCTAGCTCTGGAGTTGTAATAGCAACTGGATTCTCAGGCAACGTCACAGGTACTGTATCCGGTAACGTAACTGGAAATGTATCGGGTTCCATTACAGGTAACCATTCAGGTAACGTAACTGGAAACGTATCAGGTAACCTAACTGGTGGTGTTTCTGGTAACGTTACTGGTAATGTAACAGGAACTGTATCAGGTAACGTAACAGGTAATGTATCTGGAAACCTTACAGGTGGTGTATCAGGAAATGTAACAGGTAATGTAACAGGAACTGTTTCAGGTAACGTAACTGGAAACGTATCTGGAAACCTTACTGGTGGTGTTTCTGGCAATGTAACAGGTAATGTAACAGGAACTGTTTCTGGCAACGTAACTGGAAACGTATCAGGAAACCTCACTGGTAACCATTCAGGTAACGTAACTGGTAACGTATCAGGTAACCTTACTGGAAACGTTAGTGGTACAGCTACAACAGCTCAAAACTTGAATGTTGGTTCAACTCTCGCAACTACTAACTATATATTGTTATCTTCATTAGCAACTGGTGCTGGTGTTGCAGTTTCTACAGATACAAACTTAGCTTATAATGCTTCAACAGATACATTAACTCTCAACAATATTGTTGGTAGTGGAGCTGGTTTGACTCTTACAGCAACTTCTGCAATTACAAATAGTTCATATTTAACAATTCAGACTGTTTCTGGAGATGACAACTCTACAAGTGACTTCTTTATAAGGGGTATCAATTCAACAGCAACTTCAAAATTCTCTGTTGATGCAAATGGAAACTTAAGAGCTACAACTAAGAGCTTTGATATTCCACACCCTACAAAAGAAGGCAAGAGACTTGTATACGGTGTTCTTGAAGGACCTGAACATGGTGTATATCATAGAGGAACAGTTGAAGGTAAGGGAAATATCATAGTAGAACTTCCTGAATACTGGACAAAACTTGTAAATCAAGAATATTCAATTCATCTTACATCATGGGGTAACTATGGAGTTCAAATCTTAGAAAAAGCTCCTAGTTCCTTTATAATATCAGCAACTGGTAATCCATTTACTAAGAAATTTAAATCAATCAAGGTTGACTATATAGTTCACGGTTCAAGAAAAGATGCACATTTAGATATTGAACAAGATTAGTATCAATGTGCATGAGATATCAGAAGGCAAGCATTAGTTTGCCTTCTGAATATTATTATTAATAAGTGGAAAAATTATGCACAAGTTCAGAATTTTAAAAGCATCAAACTTAAATATAAAATGGCTTGAAATTGAAGAAGGCAACATAAATATTGAATCAGGGATTAGATTTATTTATTCTTTGTTTGATTATGATTTAAATGTTTTAGAAAGAAAAACGTTTCATATTAATGGCTCAGACTTTTCAGACATTGGATTGAGTGGTAAAGATACCAGAATAGCAATAATTGAATTATTACTCACTACATTAGATGCCATTATGGTCAAGGAATAATAGTAAATGCCTACTGATGTCATCATAGACCCTAGTACAGGTCAGATATATTGGAACGATAGTGCTGTATCAGCACAGTCGATTTCTATTAAGGGTGATGCTCAGAACACAATTTCCATAGTAGGTTATTCTGGTTCTTTTTCTCCTGGTTCTGCTCCAGGTGGAGCAACAACATTAGCAACATTTACCGATAATAGTGGTACTGATGCCCTCATACCTGGTACTAATGGATATGATCTAGGAAAAGATACAGCGAGATGGAGATTGTTTGCCACTTCAGGTGCTTTTTCTGGTGAAGTCAATATTGCTTCTACTACACAATCAACGTCATTATTATCTGGCGCAATTAAAATTCAGGGTGGTTTGGCAGTAAGCTCTAATGCTTCTATAGGTCAAACATTATTCTTTTACAACCCATCAAATGCACTTTTTACTGCATTTAGAGCAGGAGCAGCAGCTGCTTCAACCACTTATACCTTACCAACAAACTCTCCACAGTCTTCTGTAGGAACATCAGTATTGTCATCAACAATTGCTGGTGTGATGAGTTGGGTGCCTTTAGCTTCTAGTGGATCAGGATCATCTGAAGTATATACAGGTGCTCTTTATGACGTAGCGTATTTTGCTGCAGCAGGTGCCACAGTTCAAGGCTCGTCCACATTAATTAACAACACTGCATCAGGGCAAGTAAAAATCAGCCATACAACTGCATCATTTGGCACATCTTCAGGAGCGCTTCAAGTTGCTGGTGGCGTGGGTATTAGTGGTAGGCTCTCATTTAATCAAGCATCATTTGGCACTACTGGTATCACCACAGTGCCGACAATGGCTATGATTGGTCAAACTGGTGACCCAATTTTTCTATCAGTTTTGGAAGACAATTCTATAGTATTTGAAGGCTCACAAGGACAATTATTTTCAATCAGCCCCAATTTATCTACTGGCTATATTTGGGCAGTTAATGATATTTCTGGTATTCCTTTATTAAGAGCTAATGTTTCAGGAAATGTTTTTATAAATGAATTTGGTGGACTTGTAGGCTTAGGACATACAAATCCAGCTTATAAATTTCATGTAAGGGGTTCATCAGCTTTTGCAACTACAAATGGTGCAAGTGCTATCAGTTTCTTATTTGATAATATAAGTGCTCCGGGAAGTAATACTTTTCAAATTAAATCTGCTAACTCTATACAGCTTTATAATTCTGCAGATACTTTCTACACAGCACTAAAATCAAATGCTTCAACTAACGTAACATATACTCTTCCAGCAACAGATGGTTCAAATGGTCAAGCTTTAACAACCAACGGATCTGCAACCTTATCATGGACGACGATTTCAGGTGGATCAGGGGGAGGAGGAACGGGCGTACAACCAGGTGGAGAATTTGAGATTGCCTATTATGCTTCAACGGGTTCATCTGTAGTAGGGTCTTCAACTTTCAAAAATGATACGACAGCTGCAAAAGTATCTGTAACTCATACAACTACATCGATATCTTCGTCTACGGGAGCTTTAGTTGTTTCAGGTGGAGTCGGTATTGGTGGAAGTTTATGGGTATCTGGCATTGGTGCTAGTATCAGTGGTGTTAGGCTTTCACACAGTATCGCATATGGATCATTCGTAGGTAATGTTACTGGAAATGTATCTGGAACTGTAACAGGCAATGTTCAAGGCAATGTTACTGGCAATGTTTCTGGTACAGTTACTGGAAACGTTCAAGGCAATGTGACAGGTAACGTATCAGGGACAGTCACTGGAAATGTTCAAGGTAACGTCACTGGTAATGTTTCTGGAAATTTGACCGGAAATGTAACAGGCTTAGCTACCACTAGTAATAACATTCAAGTTGCAATTGGCGCAGAAAACTTAAGTCATACTTTACTATTTACAAGACCAACAAGTACAGTTTCAGGCTCAGGTGGCATAGCAGTTTCAAATGACCTAACACTGTTCTTTAATCCAAGCACTGAAATTTTATCAGTTTCTGGATTAGCTGTTACTTCCGCATTAAATTCAATTTCTTCTACAACTGGAGCCCTTAATGTTGTGGGTGGTGTTGGAGTTGGGCAATCTGTTTCAATACGTGGAAGTTTACAAATGTTTAGTGCATCAAATTACACTGCATTTGTAAGCGGAGCAACAGCAAACACAACTTACACTCTTCCAGTAAACACTCCTCAGTCTTCTGCTGGAACTTCAGTTTTATCTTCTACAATTGCTGGTGTAATGAGCTGGGTGCCTCTCGCATCTTCATCAGGATCTGGTCTAGCAACTACTGCTAATAATATTTATGTAAATATACTAGGTAATCCAAACGTTTTTCATCCATTATTGGTAACTCCGGCTCAGTTGTCAGCGGGTTCTGCAGTTTCAGCAAATGGAACTTTACTTTATAACCCATCTACTGATTATCTTCACACACCTGGCTTAGCAGTTACATCTGGTCTTGATTCAAGTAGTACAACTACAGGAGCTCTTCAAGTAAGAGGTGGAATCGGAGTAACAGGCACAGGATATTTTGATGTTGTAAGAACAAGAGCAATAGTCACAACAGGTGATGTGACAATTGCTGGAAATTTAGCAGTAAATGGTTCTACAATTGACTTTGGTAATGCAACTACAGATTCTATTTCATTTATAGGAAGAGTAGACACCGACGTAGATCCAATAGCTACTAATACTTATGATTTAGGTGAAAGCAGCTTAGTATGGAAAAATGTTTCTATTGGAAGCTCAGTAATTTTCTATAATACGAGTAATGCAAATACCTTAGGATTCAGAGCTGGAGCTTCTGGAGCAAGTCTTATTTATGTTTTACCAATAGATACTCCTAATGCAGGGCAAGTATTAGCTGCCTCAGCTGCTTCCGGCGGTGTAGTTACATTATCTTGGGAAGATGATCAAACTGGCGCTCCTGCAGGTGGAATTACTACTCTTAATACTCTTACTGCTGCATCTCAATCTTTTCAAACTGGTACAACTGGCACTGATTTTGCAATTTCTTCTGCAACATCAACCCATACATTTAATTTACCAGATGCCAGTGCTACTGCAAGAGGTGTTATTACAACAGGCGCTCAAACAATAGCTGGTTCAAAAACATTTAGTTCAGCAATTTTAGGTAATGTTTCAGGCAATGTTACAGGAGGCGTTTCTGGAAATGTAACTGGTAATGTCACAGGTAATGTTTCAGGCAATGTTACTGGCGGAGTATCAGGTAACGTTACTGGAAACTTAACAGGAAACGTTTCAGGTAATGTTACAGGTGGAGTATCAGGAAATGTAACTGGAAACATGACTGGTAATGTTTCTGGAAATGTTACAGGTGGTGTGTCAGGAAATCTTACTGGAAATGTAGTTGGTATTGCAATAACTGCTGGAAGCACTCACGTTAGTATTGCTTCTGCAGCAACTGCTCACGCTATTACAGTAGTTCCAACAACTTCCGCTCAAGTAACTGTTGGAATTGGTCAATCTATTGTTAGTGGTGTCACTGTCTTAGCTAGTACAGGTGTTATAACTGCTGGAGGTTTCTCAGGTAATGTAACAGGAACCGTATCGGGAAATGTTACAGGCAATCTTTCAGGTTCTGTTACAGGTAATGTCCAAGGTAATATTACAGGTAACGTATCAGGTACAGTAACTGGAAACGTACAAGGCAACGTCACTGGTAATGTTTCTGGAACGGTAACTGGAAATGTTCAAGGTAACGTCACAGGTAATGTTTCTGGTAACCTTACTGGTAATGTAACTGGATTAGCCACTACTAGTAATAACATTCAAGTTGCAATTGGATCTGAAAACTTAAGTCACACATTATTATTTACAAGACCATCAAGCACTGTTTCTGGTTCAGGTGGAATTGCAGTATCTCAAGATTTAACTTTATTCTTTAACCCATCTTCAGAAATTTTATCTACTTCAGGGTTGGCTGTTACTTCAACCACTAATTCTATTTCTTCTACATCAGGTGCTTTAATTGTCACAGGTGGAGCAAGTGTTGGCCAATCTCTTTCAATTGGTGGTCGTTTACAGCTATTCAATTCTTCATTAAGCACTGCATTTGTAAGTGCTCAAGCTGGTGTCAACACTACATATACCCTGCCTACAACATCTCCAGCAGCAACAGGAACTTCAGTATTATCATCTACAATGGCTGGAGTTATGTCTTGGGTCCCTTTAACTTCAACTGTTGGGGGAAGTGGTACGCCTGGTGGAAGTAATAAACAAATTCAATATAATAACGCTTCTTCATTTGGGGGAGCTGCTGGATTTGAATATACAACAGGTGGTATAGCAATTACTGTTGGATTCTTTGCTCCATCTGGTCTTGGTTACACTTCAGGTCTTTGGGTCAACGCAATAAATGGCTCAACAACAAGAATTGGTATTGGTCTTTCCAATCCACAATTTGAATTAGAAATCTTAGGTGAACTTTCTGCTACAAACAAAAGCTTCGTAATCAACCACCCAACAAAGTCTGGATTAAAACTAAGATATGGTAGTTTAGAAGGCCCAGAAAACGGTGTGTATGTTCGTGGAGAATTAAAAGGAACTAATATAATTGAAGTTCCTGATCACTGGGTTGGACTTGTGCATGAAGATTCTTACACTGTTCACCTTACTCCTATTGGTAAATACGCTCAGCTTTATGTTGAAAAAATTGAAAATTACAATGTTTTTGTAGCTGAGAATAATAACTCCTATATACATTGTTATTATAGTGTTTGGGCTGAAAGAAAAGATATACCTAAACTAGTCACAGAATATGAGGCACAGTAAATGGGAACTCAAACTGGTCCTGGTGTATTTTGGTGGGACACTTTTGATACATTATTTGATCCTTCTAGTTTAATAAGTTATCCAGGCTCAGGTCTAATTTTATATAATCCTTTAAAGTATAAAGGTTTTTCAGATTGGACAATGACTGATGCTACAAATTTAGTTGCTGGTTCAGGAATTTCTAAATATGTAAAACAAATTACTAAACAACAATTTTCTCAAAGAATAGAGCAAACTGGAAATGAAGGTAGTGATAAATATACATTTATTATGATATACAGACAGCCTTCTGCAGCAGCTTATAGCACAATTATTCAATGGAATTCTAATAATTTAACTTTTTATGGCTTAACTAATGGTGAAATACAAATGAGACACCATAGTGTTGATTTTGCAACAAGCGGTTTAGCTATGACAGACGATAGATGGAGACATTATGCTTTTACTCGTTCTGGTACAGCTGCAACAATGTATGTCAATGGTAGTTTGTTTACTACTTTTACAGGTTTATCTGGGAATAATTCAAATGCAACGGACACTAAAGTTTTTGATTATGAAGGTTGCGATGGAGCCATGGGACAACTTTGGTTCAATATGGGGCAAGCAATAACAGCAGCTCAAGTAAGAGAACATTATCGTGCTTTTAGAGGAAGGTTTGATATTCAATAATGGCACTTGGACACGCACCATCAATAGTCATGAATGGTTTAGTAGCTTATATGGATGTAGCAAATACAAGATGCTACCCTGGTTCTGGTTCAAATATAACTGACTTAATAAATTTTACTGCAAGCACAGGCGCAAGTGCAATACAAATTTCAGCTATTGGTGCAACATTTGGTACTAATAAAAATACAAGTGTTGGTACAGATGCAACAGTGTCAAACACTAGTTACAGCAAATGTTGTTGGTTTAACTTAGATGATGTAACAACTTTTCAGCCATTAATTTGTGGAACTAATTCGATGAGACATTGTATGTGGATGAATAAAACAGCTAATTTAACTGCAAGTCATTCAAATACTTCTGCATTTTCTTCTCCAACTTTTACAAGTATAGCTGGGACAACAACATTATCAACCGGAATTTGGTATTTTGGTGCAGTTACTTATTCTAGCACTACTGGTTTTAATATTTATTTGAACAATAGAAGAGATCAAACATCTGCAACTACTCAAACATTTGGTCAATCAAGTACTACAAATTATTTTGGATTTTTTGGAGATTTTTTTACTTCTCCAGCATTACCAAATTTAAATGGCATTATGGGTCCTTCAATGTATTATAATAGAGTCTTATCAGCTGCAGAAATAATACAAATATACAATGCTACAAAGAAGAGGTATGGATTCTGATGGGAATTGCATATAATACCTCAATAGTTCCTGATAATTTAGTTTTGCTATTTGACGCTGCTAATATGAGATCATATGCGGGAAGTGGTAATACATGGGTTGATTTGGCCAGATCAAACACAACTGCTAGCTTAGTTGGAATTACTCTAGTAGGTTCTGGTGTAACGTCAGCTTTAAATTTCAATGGATCATATACTGCTCCTTTAGCAAATGTAGGAAGCTTGCAATACAGTACTGGGCCAAGAACAATTTTAGCTTGGGTGTACCCTACAGCAATAGCTGGATGGAATCAGATATTTGGATTTGGAACAGCTACAAGTAATCATGCAAGCGGTTTAGCAATTGCTGATAACGGAAAATGGGCAACTTATCAGCATAACGTAGCAGGATATTCAGCAAATACTAGCGCTGCAACCAATATTTGGGCACATTTGGCTGTCACACAATCTACTTCTGGTTGGAAATTATATTTAAATGGCGCTTTAGATAATAGTGGTGGCAATCAGATAACAGTTTCTCAAGGAGCTGCTTATATCGGTGGTAGTTTTCAAGATACTGAAAAATTTGTTGGAAGAATTGCTCAGGTGCTTTTTTATAACAAAGAACTTACGGCTGCAGAAATTAAACAAAATTATCACGCTACTAAAAAAAGGTATGGCTACTAATGGGACACTATTTCAATCCAAATATACCAAAAGATAGTTTACATTGGATTGTTGATGCCTTAAATATTAGATCTTATCCAGGCACAGGAACATTGTGGAAGAATGCAGTTTTTCCAAATGTAAATGATTTGACCAATACAAACACGCCAACATTTAGTTCAGCAGGCGGAAGTACTAATTTTACATATAACGGATCTACACAATATTCCGTTAATTCATCACTAATAAACCCAGTAAACATTCAAGGCCCACTTACAGTTAATGTAATTTTTTCTCCAAGTACTCTTACAGGCGCACAAAATGTTTTTGCTATTGTCAACAATGGAGCTAGCCAAAGTCTTCAAATTGGATTTGATGGAACGACAGGAGCAATTTGGAAATTTGGCGGTACTGCATTACTTAATTACACTTATGCAGGAGTTGGAACAGTGTGGCATATTACCTATTCATGTGACGGTTCAAATAATTCTAAAGTTTACATAAATGGTCAATTGCATGCTTCTGGGACAGTTGCAACAAACACTGGAACCCCAACAACATACACAGTAGGTTCATACCATACAGGATCTGGTCAATTTTTAAACGGTAAAGTTTATTATGTTTCAATACATAAGCAAGTTCATACAGATAATGAAGTGGCAGATACTTGGCATGCCCTCAAAAGAAGATTTGGATATGCTGGAATAGGTACTAATCCTACAGGCGGCCCTACGATTGGCGATCTTGTTGGAGGGCCTGAATAATGGAGAAATATTATGGGTAGCGGAATAGGGCCTATTGGACAAGCAATTGATAGTGTGCTTATAAGAATTGATGCATTAAATTCAAGGTCATTTTCTGGTGTTGGAAATACAATTAAATCATTAATTGGTGGAGATGTATTAAATCAAACTTCAGTAACTATAAATTCTTTTGGTGGTGAAACTGCTTTTGTGTTTGGACAATCTGGAGCATTTGTAACATCATCAAAAAATACTGGAGTTTCTGGTGCATCAAGTAGAACAATGGCCGCTTGGGTCAAATTTGGAAAAAAAGCTTCTCAAGGTGTTATGAGTACAGGAGCAAATGGTGCTGGTACTGGAATGGCTTTAGAGACATCATCTACCGTTTGGACTCTTTCTATAGGCAATTCAGGTACTGCAACCACTGTAACATATAATCTTCATCAATGGTATTACGCAGCTTATGTAAGTGAGCAAACTTCAGGCTCAACTCATAATATAAAGCTATATATCAATGGGGGGCTTGCTCATACTGCTATTGCTACAGGTATCAATCTAACAAACAGTTCATTGAAAATTGGCTTTAATAATAGCGCTATTGGAATTAGTGGTCAGATTTCAAGAGCTAATTTTTACAATAAAGCTTTAACTGCTAGAGAAATACAAAAAAATTATTGGAATTACAAATCAAGGTACGGGCTTTAAATTATGGGGCAAAAAGGCGGACCAAATATACCATCAGAAAATAATATTTTCATGATTGATAGTAAAAATCCTAGATCCAAAATCAATTCTTTAATTTCAGTAATTTCAAATGCTCTTTCAACTGTTACTGGCACAACCATAGCTGGCTCTGGATATTCATCTGCTTATACTTTTTCTGCTTCAACAAATAATATAAATTTTGCAGATCTTGCTTTATTGAAATTAACAAGCCAAATAACAATTTCTTCATGGATTTATCCTAATTCATTCGGAGGAGGAAGTGCCGGAAGAATTTATGATAAATGGAAGACCACTTTTCCACAGACAGGTTATGCTTTTTTTATTGATAATGTTGTAGGTGTAAACTCTATTTCTTTTGGTACAGGCTTCCTTGTTAGTACAACTATTGCAAGAGTTAATAACGCAATTGACCTAAATACTTGGCAGCATATGGCGGTTGCATTTAGTGGAACTGCTTGTACATTTTATAAAAATGGTTATTCTATTGGTACGGTGACAGGATTAACTGCTCCAGTGAGTGGTACAGAAAATGCATTGATTGGTAATAATTCAGGCAACGTAAACTATTTTGACGGAAAAATTGATAATTTAAAAATTTACTCAAGAGGTTTGACATCTACTGAAATAAACAGAATTTACACTTCTACAAAATCAAGGTATGGATTGTAAAAAATATTTTATAATATAAGAGAGATACAATGGCAATATCAGATAAAAATATCAGGATAACTAAAAATACAAATACACCACCTGGAAATTTTCCAAAAATGGTATTTACTGGTTCGTCTGCTGGTGCTTCAGTTGTCACTCTTGAAGTACTTGACGATAACACGCTGTCATTCTCTAGTAATGAGGGTCAAATTTTTTCTCTTGACTCAAACCTTACATCTGGCACAATTTGGTCAGTAAATGATGTTTCTGGTGTAGCTTTACTTAGAGCAAGTGCTGGTGCAACAATTGGATTAGTTGAAACAGTTGGTGTTGTTGGCATTGGAGAATCATTACCAAATCCTGGAATTTATAAACTTCAAGTAAGAGGGCAAGTTGCATTTGGAAGTACAGCTGACACAAACTCTCACTTCATATTTAATACATCTTCTTCAAGTACAAATACAAATTCATTTCAATTAAGAAGAGGCGCATTAGCCCAATTTTTTGAAGATGGAGATGTTTTAAAAACAACATTCAGGGCTAATGCTGCTCAATCAGCAGATGCAAACTATATTTGGCCTATCGGATTGCCTGCAGCTGTTGGATCATCCGTTTTGCAATCAGATACATCAGGTAACCTTTCATGGGTTCCGCTTGCTGCTAGTGGTGGTGGGTCTGGTACTGTAACAACACTTACAGCTGGAACTGGTATTTCTTTTATTGTAGGTGGTTCAGGAACTGGAACAATAACTGCTACTGGTACTATTAGAACTAAAAGACCTCTTAATATGCAATTTGCTTCTGGATATACTCCATTAGCAGCTGGCACAGATAATGTTGTTTTGACAATTCCAGATAGTCCAGTGGATGGTACTAGCGCAATTACATACCGCTTAAGAGACTTTTATATAAGAGTTGAAACTCCTTCTGCTGGCTCTTCTAGAATTCAACTTGAAAAATCTACTGGAACGGGTGCTTTTACATTAGCAGCAACAGGTTCAAGCTATATAGCTGGATTTGGTTTAACGCTTACAGGTGCAGGTATATATACTACTCAGACCACAACCTTTGCCGGAGCGTTTTTGACAAGCGGTGACAATTTAAGACTGAACTGGACTTTACTTAATGCTACTCACGCAAACTTCTCTGTTCAATTACTTTTAGAAGAAGTTTAATTCTTTTATAATTTAAATATGAAAACCAGAATTGTTTCAACCAGAATTCCAACTGGACAAGCTAATGGAGCTTTCAATATTAGTTTACCAACAGGATTTGGTGTGCCTAGAGGTTTCCTAGTATATGCTATGGATAATGCTGTGCAACCAAACAATTTTGATAATACAACTACATTTCCTTGCATATCTGTTGGATTTGGAGGCAGCAATATCGCTGGAACAGGTTTAACCAACGCTTGCGTTTTTGTTTCAAATCGAGACAATATTGAACCATCAGATTCTATAGCTAGTTTTGGAAATACTGTTTCTGTATTAACAAGAAATATTGCTGGCTCAGTTTTAAGACAATGGCAAATGACAGGCTTTGGTACTGATACCATTTTTGGAACTTATCAAGCCACAGGTACACAGGTTCAGCCGTTAGATCTTTGCTTTACTGTTTTTGGTGGAAATGATTTTTTTTGTGCAGTTGGACAGACCGTAGTTCCCCCTCCAGCAAACACAAGAACGGTTGTGGGAACAACATTTCAGCCTGATGCAATTTTGTATTCACATATACGCCCTGCTCAAATAACCGATAGTCAAATACATTTTGGTACAGCTTTAAGGAACGCTTCTACTGGTTCTACTACTGTTTCATCTCAACTTGGTGGTATATGGAGAAGTACAGATAATGCAGACCCCACAGAAGTAAGAGCTAGAATTTTAAACGATGGAAGCTTAACTTTAGCATCAACTGCAACTGTAAGATTTCAAACTATGTTTACTTCAGGTTTTGCAGTAACTCAAAGTACTGCAAACACTGGCCATTCTATAATATTTCTGGCTATGAAAGCAGGTACGGGATTGAGCACAAATCCTGCATTTTCCGCAAATACATTTCAATCAAGAGCTTCTGGTACTGGAATTTCTTTTTATTCAGTAGGTTTTAAACCAGCACATATTATAGGTAATTTTTCACACGTTAATGCACTGAATACCAATGTTAACACTGCTGCAACTGGTTGTGAAATGTTGTCATTCTTCACTGCAAATGGATTTCAACGATCAAATATAACTGGAATAGGAACATTTACTTCTTCTACAGGCAGTGTAACAGTTACTGGAGTTGGCACATCGTTTTTGCAACAATTGGGTCCTTTGGATGTGATATATAATTTAGGATATCAGCTTGTTGGTACTGTGAGCGCTATTGCATCAAACACTTCTCTTACCTTAACAGCTAATGCAGCAATTACAGCTACAGGTTCTTCTTTTGTATTTGAAAAGCCTCAACAATATAGTTTTTCTTATGGGAACCTTAATGCTGATGGCGGTGGAAGCAATATGAGTGGAAGGGTTTCATCCAGCGCATTAACAAGTTTTACTGTTCCTACTACATTACAAGCAGTGGGAAATATCCAAAACTTTAATGGTGAAAATGGATTTACAGTTGACTATACAACTTTGACCAATGGTAGTAGATATGGATGGTATCTTGCTATAAGAGACGAAGACTATTACAGAACACGCAGAGGATCAATTTCATAAATGATTGTATCTGCAGTTCAATTAAATCTTAAGCATTGTTTTTCAAAAAAACAATTTCAAGATTATATTGAAAAACTAAAAAGATGTTAATTAAGGAGATAATTATGCCAACAGGAATAGGATACACAGTTCAAGTGCCAATTAGAAGTTTAGATGCTGAAGATGTCAAAGAGGCTTTTGCATTTTACTATAATTACCAAGAAAAAGTAGATTTAGGTTTTGGTGTTTTAGAAAATAATCCAATTACAAAAGAAGATTTTGTCAATTCTTGTTGTACTCAATTTCTGCTTAATATATATAAAAATTTTATGATTGAAAAAGCAGAAATTGATGCTAAAAATGCAGCAGTTGTTCAAGCAGATACAAGAGCTCAAGAGGTGACAGTTTGGTTTGACACATTAAGAAATGAATCTTATCCTGTCAATCCATATACTGATTATCCTACCGCTACTTCTGGTTTAGCATTTACAACTAATATGATTACTCCTGTAGATGTTACTCTTGAAGCTGTAGATCCAAATAATCTTCCATTAACATTTGAAGTAATTGATAACTCTGCTTTCACAAAATCAATCACAGATAATGTTGTCACAGTAAATCCTGTTGAAGATTTTTATGGTGTAACAAATTTATCATTTAGGGCATATAATGGAGAAAAATATAGTCCTACATATGATCATTATATAAATGTTGTTGATACTCGCCCAGTTGCATCAGATATGCAATTAGTATTTGACATGGGGCAACCTGCAGAAGAATTGATTTTAGCGACAGACCCTAGAGATTTATCTTTAACTTATTCAATCGTAGATCAACCATCTAAGGGGTCTGTAACATTAACTGATAATAGTTTTGAATATATTCCAAATGCTAATGAATTTGGTGAGGATCTATTCACCTATAAAGTATCTAATGGTGAGGTCTATTCTCCAAAATATACAGTAAGTGTTTTTATGAATGACCTAAGGCCTTATGCTGATCATTATGCAGCATCAACCACAATTAACAATTCTGTTGATGTAACTATTACTTCTACAGATCCAAGAAGTCTTCCAGTTTCTTATGTTATTACAGCACAACCAACAAATGGGTCTGCATCAATTTCTGGAAGTGTTATAACTTACACTCCAGCAAATAATTATGTAGGAACTGACAGGGTAAGTTTTGTTGCTACTAACGGAACATTTAGTAGTGAAGTTTATGGTTTTGAAATTACAGTGAATGGAGAATAAATATGGATCCTATAGCATTTATTATTACGATTCCAATTAGAGATACAGAGCTTGAAGATATCAAATCAGCTTTTTTGCAGAAAAGACCATATAATGCTCCAATTCCAGTTGATACAGTATTAGACAACGCTGGCAATGTAATCCCAAATCCAATAACAAAAGAAAACTATATTGAAGATTGTATAGCTTATTTTGTTCTTGAAACAACTAAGAATTATTTAGTTGAAAAAGATGCTAAAGCTGCTAAAGATACTGAAACAACTAACATGAATGCAGTTGTTTCAGATTTTGTAAGCTGGACAAGAAGTTAATATGAGAGTCTGTGCAGTTCAATTAAATTTGAAACATTGCGCAGACTATGCTTCTTTTGTAAGTTATCTGCAAAAAGAAGTATTTGACAATCTACTTATCGTACCTGATTTATTAGTATTTCCAGAAAATATAAATCTTTGTCTATTATTTGCTAAAAAAGATAAAAGTTTTGAAACCAAAAATTTCAAAACTTTTATTGAACTTGTATTTGATAAATTTATAAGGTTGTTTGATTTATCTTTTTTATTAAGATGGTTTGATATAGATAATCAACGTTTCATCATCTTAAAAGCTTTTTCATATTTTGCTAAGAAATATAATACAAATATAATTGTTGGGACATATTATCATTCAAAGCAAGGCAAAATTTATAATTCTGTAGCAATGATAGATTCATTTGGTTTTTTCTTAGGAGAAGTTCATAAGAAAAAACTAACAGGATTTGAAAAAGCTCTCAAATTGGGTGTTCAAGAAGATTCAGTCATTGTTGAAAGTTCTGTAGGTAATATTGGGCTTTCAATATGTTATGATATCAACTATCCTGATTATATAAAATCAATATGTGATTTAGGTGCTGATATTGTTGTGTGCCCCTCAAATGGATGGAGGCCTTTCCCTGGATATCCTTATGATCCTAAAAAAGAAAAGCCTCACATTGACCGAGCAAAAGAAAATAATGTAATTGTTATAAGACCTTATTGTGCAGGTTGGTTATTTCCATTATATTTTCAAGGCCACACTGAAATTATAGATGGTAATGGAAATTTATTAAATAGATCTTACACATATAACAGAACAGAATTAGTTATCAGTGAAATTAATAAGGAAGTCTGACAATTCCACCAAGCAAACCTAAGCTCTTAAAATCACGCTCTTTTCTATATACGCCCTGACCTTCTCTGTCAACTAAATCTCTAATACCGCCAGAAGTATTACCTTCTACAGTTTCAAAATTCTTTCCACCCTTAACAACAATTCCAGTATGCGCAATTCTTCCTTTTAATGGGAAGAAATAAAACACAATGTCGCCTTCCATTGGTGTTGCTCTTCCTAATTCAAGATCTGCCCTCTTGATGAAAAAGCTCTTCTTCTTACCCCAATTTGAAAAAACAACAGTAGATCCAGTTCTTGGCATTTCATTAGGAATAAATTTATTTAATGAATGAGCTGCTTTGATTAATCTAAGAACAACAAAAGCCATACACCAAGGATTGCCAGCTCCTAATCCCACTGCCTTCAAGTAAACTTCAACAAAAGTTCCTCTGTTACTGCCATCTTCTCTAACTGACAAAACTTCTTTAGCTGTGGCATCTTTTGCAGCCTTAACAGAAATTTCACCAGGCCTACTTGCAGCCATAGCACTGAAATCATTAAATTTGTCTGTAGATAAAATCTTCCAAAATATCTCTTGCACTTTATTCATTTTTGATCTACTCCTTGATTATCATAAATTTTATTATCTTTTTGCATATCTTTGTTAGCGGTAGTTTCAATTACTTTAAGGCCTTCAATCTTGTCTAAAAATTTCATTAAATCTAGACATTCTTTGCCTTCAGTACCTTTTGGCTCTACTGTAATTTTTCCATCTTTGCCAATTGTAATATTCAATTCAACTTCTTTTGACATTAGATAATTTTTCTCGCTTTTATTTCTAAATCTGATAATTGTCTCTTAAGTAAATCTTCTTCATTGATATTTACTTTAATTTTGAAACCATTTTTCTTTAAAGCTTTTTCTAAAACAATTTTGACATAGGATTGGATAATTCTTTGATCCATAAGTTTAGCTTTATCGTAATCAGAAACTATAAAGTCATATTTATTTTCTTTTTCATTCCACAAAAAGCCAATGTCGTTTGAAGCTCCTGTAAATTTATTAACTTGATCTTTAGAAATGATAATATGCGCAGTTTCTTCACGCTTATCTCCTCTATATCCTGTCAAATGCTTAGGTTCAACTAAAACATCAGGCGTAAATCCTAATAAACTTAATGCTTCTAGTAAACTTTCTTTATCTACAATATCGCATTCAATTTTTTTATAAGCAGACATTACAAATCTTCACTTTCTGATTCTGATACTTCAAACATCAAATTATGTGAAATCCATTCCACGCTATCCATAAGTGCAGTTCTGAGTCTAATTATCCCAGCAACAGCAATTCCGTGTCCTTCATTCATGTTTGTTACTAAGTTATAGCCTTCGATAATAACATCCGTACTATCATGCATTTTTACTAGCCTTTCAAGAATCTCATCAACATCTAGTGTAAGAATTTCTTCTCTGTGGCTTTCAATTTGTTTTTGAAGAGCAATTTGTTCATCTGGGTCTAATTCATCGTAGTTCATAAGTGAATTGTACAAGTTAGATAGAATTAAAGGATTAATGAATATGGGAAACTTGTTATCGTCATTAGGTTTGATGTTTCTAATTAACGTTCCTTGGAATAATATAAATCTTCCTGTGCAGCCTTCTATACAATTAGAAGAGAAAGTTAAGAAGGAACCAGTTTTTACCGTCATAAGCTCAAAGTATGTTTTGACTTCTACTATAATTGATGATTTTTTTAGAGCATCAAAAATTACAACATATTCATACAACAAAGAGGAAATAAATAAGATTAAAATTCCTAAGTTTCAAATCTGGGAAAAGAACTTTGAAGAAACAAAAGTTTTACTTGAAAAGTTTTTAGGAGTCCATTTTGAGACAGATGAAAAGAAAACTTATTATATGGTAAAGAAAAAATGAAAAAAATTGTTATTTTGCTTTTTGTTCTCTTGTTATGTTCAAGCTCTTTTGCTCAATCTAATATTACTTTAGACTTAAAAGATGCCCCAGTAAGAAGTAGCTTAGAAATGATTTTTAAGCAAGCTGGTATCAAGAATTATGTAATCGATAATTCTGTAGCTGGATTTGTTACTTGCACACTTACTGATCAGCCATTTGAGAATTCTTTAAAGCTTATAATGAGAGCTAACACTACTCCTCTTACATATACAAAAGAAAATGATGTTTATATTGTAAAATCAAGAAGAATTGTAATTGAGGCAAATCCTGAACCTAGTTCTTATGCTGACTTTATAATGGAAACAAGTAGAAATTCAACAACTTGGGAAAAGATATCTCTTACTTTTATTGATCCTGTTGATTTGATGTCAGCTTTTGGTAATATCTTGCTTATTAATCAATTTAGTAGATATACAGGTGGAATGAATGGAAGTGGTATGGGCAACTTTGGCGGTGGTAATGGTAGTGGCTCTTTCGGAGGCAATGGAGGCTTTGGAATGGGCGCTGGTAACGGAATGGGCGGAGGAGCAATGGGAGGCTTTGGCGGTGGAGCCTTTGGTGGAATGAATGGTGGAATAGGTGGATTTGGTGGTGGTAGAAATTTCTAAGTACAATGAAAAAACACGTTGTATTTTTTGCTTCTGATATAAACTCAGAAGAACAACCAAATCCAAACGTATTGTGGGCTGCTAATTTCCATATGTCGGATGAATATAAATTTACACTTCCAGAAAATTTATTACAAGCAGTTACAAAAGATTACAAGACTATAAGTTACCCTTTGGCTTGGTGGAAAAAAGAATTTGAAAAATTGTCTTTTGAATTAGATATTGACTATCCATATGCAAAAGAATATATTTGGTCATGGGCACAAATAGAAGCACTTAGAGTCACAATCAAAGCCAACGATATCAACAGTTGCTCAAATCAAATAATTATCCCTAGAAAGATAGCTAAAATCATCCTTTCTGAAATGCATCTTGGACTCGCAGGAAGTATGCATCCTGAAAAATTCTATAATAAACTTATTGATGTTATGGATCTTTCTGAAATGATCCTAGATGCTGATACAGTTTTAGATAACTTACTTCAATTAGAGGAGATTTGTGAGTCTTGTGTCAAATATGAAAGTAATATTGAATGGAGACTGGAATAATTAAATTATGTGGTACAAACTTTCTCAACAAATTGATATTGGACTTCAAAACTCTCCCTCTGCTTTAGGCCCAAATACTGGAATTTTTGCTCCTTTTGCTGAATCTGAAAAGCTAAGAAAAGCTCTTGAAGCTGGAACTTATGTTGTTATTACAGGTCAAAATGGAGAAAAGCTTTTAGGATTACATGGTTCTAAAAATCTTGAAGGTGAATATTGCGGACAAATTTCAAAGAATGACATTAGATGCGGACAAGACTTTGATGATTGGCTAACACAACAAGGATTCAAGGGTATGCAAATTGTTACATGTCAAGGTGGGATGCTTCCAGATTCTTTGACAAACGTAAAAGCCCCTATTCAAGTTGGTTTTCCTATCGCTCCAGATCCAACAAATCCTAACAACCCAGTATTTGTCTCTGTACAAAAATAATGAACTTTATAACTAGCACAATTATTCTTTCACAAAAAAAAGAAAAAGTAGAAGCAACAGGTTTTGAATTTCAAAAGCTACCATATTCTTTTGATTTTTTAGAACCTGTAATTGATGCTGAAACTATGAAAATTCATCATACAAAGCATCAAAAGAAATACTTTGATAATATGATGGATATAATCGATAAGAACTCTAAATTACAAAAGCATAATTTAGTAGATCTTATGTCAAATTTAAACTTAGTCCCTTCTGAATCAAGAGAAAAGTTTAAAAACAATGCTGGTGGATATTTCAATCATTCTTTCTTCTGGAATGTAATGACAACTGAAAAGCCAGTTTATTCAGGAGCTATTAAAAAACTTATTGATAAAAAGTTTGGCTCTTTAGATAAATTCAAAATTGAATTTATCAAAACAGGAATGGATCATTTTGGTTCTGGTTGGATTTGGTTATGTACAGAAGACGGAACAAGTTTAAAGCTTTCTTCTATGCCAAATCAAAATAATCCATATATTGAAGAATGCGGCAAGCCTCTCATAGGTTGTGATTTATGGGAACATGCATACTATTTAAAATATCAAAACGATAGAGAAAAATACTTAAAGAAATGGTATGAATTGATAAATTGGGATTTTGTCAATGAAACCTTAGAGAGCTACAAATGAACATAATTACAAATTTATTAACAATTCAAAATCAGATGAGAGTGTTTCACTGGCAAACACAAAAGAAGCCTGGAAGCTTTGCACAACATGAAGCATTTGGTACTGCTTATGAAGATCTAGACCCGCTAATTGATGATTTTATTGAAGTTTATCAAGGCAAAAAAGGCGCTTTAATGGGCAAGCAAGGATTCACTGTAAAGCTAGTCAATCTTTCTGATGATGCTGAATCTTTTATTGATGACGCAATTGAATATTTTAGAGTTTATTTGCCAAAATCATTAGACTCAAATGTAGATACTGATTTACTCAATATTAAAGATGAAATGATGGCAATTTTGAATCAAACTAAGTATCGCTTGCACATGATGTAATGAAAAATTTCTTTAAAGATTCTAGTTGGATTGTGAAGGTGGTGGCATTTGCTACCGCCTTCACTGTTTTGTATGAGTTTGTAAAAGATTTAGGTGAAATAGCAGTTCACGTTTATCATTTTATTGCAATTATTTTTGGTTTAGGTTTGACTTATAAGAGAAAAAATGGATAACTGGACATTCAATAATCCTACTAAAGTAAAATTAGTAGAAACGTTGTCTTATTTAGGTGTAAGTAGAAACTTAATGATTCAGAGTACAGAAATTACTTATTTTTTGTCAATTGAACAATTAGAATCTATATATGAAAACTTGTCAAAGAAGCAAAAAAAAGCTAAACCAGGAAGAGTAATATTAGAAATAATTGATTTCAAAAAAAATTATCCTGAATAACCACAGCCTCCACAAGAATCATGCTCTTCACCTTCAACACTAAAAGATTTTGAACATCCACAACTTTTAGCTGCATTTGGATTTTCTACTTTGAATCCTGTCTTTATACCATCTTGCATGTAGTCAACAATTGCTCCATTTAAGTATCGGGCAGAGTTATTATCAACCACAATCATAATATCTTTATCATATACTACGACATCATCAATTTCTGGCTCGCCTTCTGAAATAGCCAAGCCATACTGAAGACCTGAGCATCCACCACCCGCAACATAAAAATATAAATGTGGAGAGGTTGATTCAATATCAGAAAATGATTCTTTAATCTTTTCTGCTGCAACATCTGTAATTTGTACTTGAAAATTATCCATCTATTCTCATTCCTATACAATGCATAACTGGTCTTACTAAAGCTAATCCTAAAGCTTCATCAAATAAAACTTCTCCAGTTGTGTCAGGTTCAGGAGCTTCACTATCAGTCAATACAGTTAATTTATGTTTTGATTCAGAAACAATTTTCTGAGCTAAATACAATCTACAAGCATGATGATTTTCTAGCTTTTGAAACTCTGATAATCGCTCTCTGAATTCTTTATCTTCTTGCTTTG